GTAGAAAATGGGTATGGGGTGTAACTGATTGTTGGAGTTTATGTAGAGATTGGTATAAAGAAGAGTTAGGAATACAACTAATAGATTGGATTAGACCAAACGATCCAGAAGATTTTATAAAAAATCCAATGTTTGCCAATTGTTTCGCAAAAACAGGATTTAGGGAATTGAAGCAAGAAGAAGATTTAGAGAAAGGAGATTTGTTATTAATGTCAATTAGTAGTAGCGGATTAAATCATATTGGTGTTTACTTAGGGGAGCAAATAGTTTTACATCATTTGCAAAATAGATTATCAAGTCGTGATCTATTAGATGAATGGTTGCTAAAATGTACAGGTAAGAGGATTCGTTATGCTGCGTAAAATTAAGCTATACGGAGAATTGGCAAAGTTTTTGGGTCAGAAAACTTTTGAAGCTGAAGTCCATAATGCTGCACAGGCTATCAGGTTTTTAGTTGTTAATTTTCCACAGTTAGAAAAACACATGGCAGATAGATATTATAGAGTTGCGATTAATGATTGGGAATTAGAAGAAAAAGAGTTGCACTATCCAAATGGACAGGAAGATATAAAGATTATTCCTGTAGTTGGAGGTGCTGGTGGTAGAGGAGGTTTTGGGAAAATTTTACTAGGAGCAGCATTAATAGGTGGAGCGTTTCTATTTACTCCTCTTACTACCTCAGCTTTTTTTAAAGCTGCGGGGGTTGAAGGTTCTCTTGCTGCTGCTGGAGGTTTAACAAAGGCTGCTGTTGCAGTAGGCGGTTCATTAGTTTTAAGTGGTGTTGGTGATATGTTAACTCCTGTTCCTAAAATTCCGACACAAGAACAAGATCCTCGTTTGTCTTTTAATTTTAGTGGCATACAAAATACAAGTCGTGCTGGTGTTGCTGTACCTGTAATATATGGAACAACTTTAACTGGTTCTATAGTGGTTTCGGCTTCAATTGAAAATGAGCAGGTAGAAGCATGACAAAAATTATAGGATCAGGCGGTGGTGGTGGAAAAGGCGGTGGTCGTGGCAGTAAATCACCAACCGAAGCTAAAGATAATTTAGATTCTAAAAGTTTTGCCAGAGTTCTTGATCTTATTGGAGAGGGAGAAATAGGTGGATTAGTAGATGGCGGTAAATCCATATTTTTAAATAACACACCATTACAGGCTGCTGATGGTACTTTTAATTTTAAAGATGTTAGTTTTGAAGTTCGTACTGGTACATCTAATCAAACTGTTATTCCTATTACCAGAGGAGAAGTAAGCACACCAAAAGCTACAGGTGGAGATACTGTTCCTCAAGCTACTCCCAGAGTTATTCAAATAACTGATTCTGATGTAGATGCTGTTTCTATAACTATTACTGTTCCAGCTTTACAAAGCATTAGTGATAAAGGGGATATTTTTGGTACGGAAGTTCAATTAGAAATTGCTGTTAAATATTCTGGAGGTTCTTATCAGACTGTTGTATCTGGTAATGAAGGAAAAATTGCTGGTAGAACACCTGATACTTACTTAAGAGATTATTTAATTAATCTGGATGGTGCTTTTCCTGTCGATATTAAAGTTACTAGGATTACTTCTGATAGCAGTTCAGCTAAATTATCTAATGAAATTCAATTTAATAGTTATGTTGAAATCAAATATGACCAGAGAACATATCCTAACAGTGCGTTAGTTGGATTAAAAGTTGATGCGGAACAATTTAGTTCTATTCCTACAAGAAAATATTTAATTAAAGGTATAAAAGTCAAGATTCCTCATAATGCAACAGTAAGAGCAGATGGAAGTTTATCTTATACAGGTACATTTAATGGAACGCTTGATGCTGCTCAATACACAAATGATCCTGCTTGGTGTTTATATGACCTTTTAACGTCATCTAGGTATGGGTTGGGTGCTCATCTTGCCGAAGCTGATTTAGATAAATTTAGTTTTTATCAAGCATCTGTTTATTGTTCTGCTCAGATAGATGATGGCACAGGTGCAGGAACAACAGAACCTAGATTTAGTTGTAATGTATCAATTCAAAATCAACAGGAAGCATATAACGTAATAAATCAAATGTGTTCTGTATTTAGAGCAATGCCATATTATCAGGCTGGTAGTTTGACAATTGCACAAGACGCTCCAAAAGACGCTAGTTATTTATTTACGCTTGCTAATGTTTTACCTCCTGGATTTACCTATCAAAATACAAGTCAAAAAACAAGACCTACTGTTGTAATAGCTAAATATTTAGATTTAGATTTAAGAGACATAAACTATGAAGAAGTTATTGATACTGCAAATCAAGCTAGGTACGGATCAGTAATTAAAAATATTAATGCTTTTGCCTGTACAAGTAGAGGACAGGCAAATCGTTTAGCAAAATGGTTGCTTTATATGGAAAATGTAGAGCGTGAAGTCGTAACATTTGCCACTTCAGTAGATGCAGGAGTTGTTGTTAGACCTGGGCAAATAATAGAAATAGCTGATCCTGTAAGAAGTGGGGAAAGAAGAGGAGGTCGAATAATAGCTGCGACTATCAATTCAGTAACTATAGATAATACAACTGATATATCTATGTCTCTTGGTGCAACTTTATCTGTTGTATTACCTGATGGCACAGTAGAAAGTAAAACAGTTTCGGGTGTAACAAATAATGTAATTAGTTTGGGTCAAAATTTTTCTACAGCACCAAATGTTAATAGTGTTTGGGTGTATGAAACAACTGATATTCTTACAACTACTTGGAGAGTTTTAACTGTTGTTGAAGAAGATAGATCAAATTATGTAATTACCGCAGGTCAATATAACGCAGGAAAATATAATCACATAGAAAGTGGGATTGCTTTAACTAAAAGAGATGTAACTAATTTAGATGTAGCCCCTGCACCACCTAGTGGTGTTACAGCAGAAGAGGTTATTTATGAAAACACAGGAATTGCAAGAGTAAAAATTATTGTAAGTTGGACTAATACTACTGACAATGCTTATGTCAGATGGAGATTACAAAATGGAAACTATGTTTCTAGAACTGTTGAAGGATCAAAGAGTTATGAAATTTTAGATACGATTGCAGGTAATTATGAGATAGAAGTTTTTAGTGTTAGTGCTTCTGGCTTAAGATCAACAACACCAAATAAACCACAAGAACCATTTTTTGTGGCAGCAGGTAAAACTGCATTACCAACCAATGTCAGTGGTGTAACTTTACTTCCTATAGATGAATCGAGTGCAATATTAAGTTGGAATCGTGCCACAGAACTTGATGTGTTATTAGGTGGCAAGACTCTTATTAGACACTCTTCGTTAACTACTGGTGCTCAATGGAAAGATGCACAGGAGATAGTTGTTGCTGCTGCTGGAAACCAAACACAAAAAATTGTACCTCTGCTTGAAGGAACTTATTTAATTAAATTTGAGGATGATGGAGGCAGACAATCTCCTGCTCCTGGATCACAAGATTCAGATTGGAACAATACAAGAGTTACAACTAATTTACCAGCACCATCTGAAAGACTTGTTGTTGGAACGATAGATGAACACACTGCTAACTTTACAGGTTCCAAATCAGATACTGTTTATGACTCAGCTTTAGATGCTTTGAAATTAGTAGTTACAAATAATGCGACAGAAACTTCAGGAGAATATTCTTTTGCCAATTCTGTAGATTTAACTCAAGTTTATGATGTTAATTTAAGGAAAGTTTTAAAAGCAAGTAATTTTATTTTAAATAGTTTATTTGATGACAGAACAGATTTGATTGATGGTTGGGGTTATATTGATGCGGTTGGTGGATTAACAGAAGCTACAGCTTGTAATGCTGCTGTTTATGTAAGAGCAACTGACGATGATCCTTCTGGTTCTCCTACTTGGAGTGCTTATAAAGAATTTAGTAATGTATTGATTACAGGTAGAGCATTTCAATTTAAAGCAATATTAACAAGTAATGACACTAACCAAAATATAGCTGTTACGCAGTTAGGAGCTACACTAGAATTACAAGGAAGAACAGAAAGTATTTCAACTCCAGTTACTACTGGATCACAACAGTACACTGTGTCCTTTACAAATCCATTTAAACAAACACCACAAGTAGTAGTGACTCCAACAAATCAACAATCGGGTGATTTCTTTGAACTTGCTAATATAAGTAGGACAGGATTTCAAGTCACATTTAAAAATGGTAGTTCAGCAGTTGCACGATCTTTTGTATATGCTGCATCAGGTTTTGGTAAGGAGGTCACATAAATGAGTAATACACATGATTATGATATAGGAAATGCAGTAGGAGCGACTTTTAGAGCAGATTTAAATAGTTGTTTAGCTGATATTCAATCAACAAATAGTGGAAGTAATCCTCCAACAACACTTGTTGTCGGTAAATTATTTGCAGATACAAGTAATAATTTATTAAAAATTTGTACTAATGCTTCTGGAAGTGGGACGTTTACATCTTTAGGAAAAATAGATGTTACAGATATGGGTCATGCAACAACAGCATCGCCTAGTTTTACTGGAACGATAACATCTGCTGGTGATCTTGTAATGTCTGGAACTGGTTCTTTACAGTTACCTACAGGAACCACTGCTCAAAGACCTACACCAGCTACGGGAGATATTAGATTTAATACGACACTTACACAATTTGAAGGTTATAACGGAGGATCTTGGGGAGAACTTGCTAATGGTGTTCCTGTCGGGTCTGTATTTACATTTGCTTCGGCAACTGTTCCTTCTGGATTTTTAGAATGTAATGGTGCTGCTATTAGTAGATCAACTTATGCTACTTTGTTTGCAATTATTGGAACTACTCATGGAAGTGGTGATGGATCAAGTACTTTTAACCTTCCTGATTTAAGAGGTCAATTTGTAAGAGGTTGGGCTAATACAAAAACCAATACTGGAGATGATGGAAGATCTTTTGCTTCTACTCAGTCAGATCAAAATAAACTACATACGCACTCTATTAGCACTGCAACCTTAACAGGTGGTATTAGAAAAATATCAGAAGGTTTTAATGCTGGTGGTTCTGCAAGTGGTGTATTTACAAAAACACAGGATGGAAATAACTCTATAACAGGTAGTTCTTCAACCAGTCCTGTAGGTGGTGTTGATTTTGACGGTACACACACTCACACATTAGGTAATAATGGTGGGACAGAAGTTCGTGTTAAAAACACTGCTCTAATGTATGTAATTAAATTCTAATTATGGCAAACCGCAAAATATCAGAGTTTACTGCTCTAACTGCACCAGCATCAAATGATGTGTTGCCTATCATAGACATTAGTGAAAGTGGTGCTGATAAAAACAAAAAGATTACTCTTTCCAATTTATTAAGTAAAGCACCTGATGGAAGTGCTTCTGCTCCTGCTTTTAGTTTTAATTCTGATACAAATTCGGGAATTAGTGGTGGATCAGATACTTTAACTCTCAGTACAGCAGGTGTTGGTCGTTTAACTATTAGTTCTGCTGGTCTAGTAACAATTCCAGGGGATTTAACTGTTTCTGGAACGACAACAACAATAGATACAACAAATTTAGATATAGAAGATAAAAATATTACTCTTGGAAAAGTTAGTTCTCCTTCTGATACAACTGCTGATGGAGGTGGAATAACTCTTAAGGGAGCATCAGATAAAACATTTAATTGGGTAGATTCTACAGATTCTTGGACAAGTTCTGAAAATCTTGATCTTGCTTCTGGAAAAGTATTAAAAATTGCTGGAACTCAGGTATTATCTGCAACTGCATATACTGGAAATGCAGCCACCGCAACGATTTTGGCTACTGCTAGAACTATTGGTGGTGTTAGTTTTAATGGAAGTGCAAATATAGATTTACCAGGTGTTAACACAGCAGGTAATCAAGATACTACAGGTTCAGCAGCAACTTTAACTACTGCCAGAACCATTGGAGGTGTTTCATTTGATGGATCAGCTAATATTGATCTTCCTGGTGTTAATAGTGCTGGTAATCAGAATACAACTGGATCTGCTGCTACGTTAACAACAGCAAGAACTATTGCAGGTGTATCTTTTGATGGTTCTGCCAATATTTCTTTAAATAATAATGCGATTACTAATGGTGCTGGATATATTGATGGTTCTGCTTTAAATGCTAGTAATTTAAGTAGTGGAACTATTCCAGATGGAAGATTTCCTGCCACTTTACCTGCTGCCAGTGGTGTTAATCTTACAAGTCTTAACGCCTCTAATTTAGGAAGTGGAACAGTAGCTGATGCACGTTTACCTGCGACAATATCATCTGATATTACAGGAAATGCTGCTACTGCAACAGTTTTAGCTACTGCCAGAAATATAAACGGAGTATCATTTAATGGATCGTCTGCAATTACGGTTACGGCAGCAGCAGGAACTTTAACAGGGACAGAATTAAAAAGTACAGTGGTTACATCAAGTCTTACTTCTGTTGGTACTCTTACTGGTTTAACTGTTAGTGGAGATATTTTAATGTCAGGTACAGGAGCTATTGATGTCGCTGCTGGAACAACTGCTCAAAGACCTGGATCTCCAAATACAGGGATGTTTAGATATAA